TATGGTAAATCTTTGCTAATCTCTTCAAGGGCTTCATAGCCACGCATCACTCTGCTGAAGTAGCTTTCTTCCTTTGTCTCTGATACAATGTCATAATGCTCCTTGGTCATTTCTTGCAGGAAGCCATAGCGGTGTGAGGTGCGAACGCTAATTGCCGCGTATTTGTTGGCTATATACTGACCATAATATAGAGCTGCGGTGTAAGTATCATCACACTTTTTGGAAGTGCGGAAGTGGTTTGCAGCTTTGTCTCTGAAGCCTTGCTCCAGTTGTGTGCGTTCGTGCTTTGGTGTTCTGTGTGTGTCTTTTTGTAGTTTCATGTTTATGTTTGGTTTGGTTTATTGATATATGGCTTGTGCCAAGAAGAGTCCTGTGCCTGTTCCGCACATCGCTCCGAAAGAATAGATAAGTTTAGTGTGCCATGACGATAAAGCTACTCGCCCTACATTCATTGTCCAGATTAAACTGATAAGAAAGCCAACTATTAAAGCTCCGATGTAATGAGTGTTTGCTATCTGCCAAGTGTTCAAGCAGATGAGGGTGACTTGCAGCCATGCCAATGTAAAGGTTTTAATCATTCATCTGCTCCAATCTCGCAAGACTCACCACAAGCGGAACCAGTGTCAAGGAAAACATCGTAGCTTGGCTGACTAAATCCAAAGTCTAACTGGTCGGTGTCAACGTATGGTTCAAAGTTTGTTGTCCTTGCCATTTTTAAAACGTCAACCGTGGACATACGCTTTCTAAAAATCTGATGCTCTCCATCTCTTTCATAGTCTCCGTCCCTGACAAGCTGATATTTTTCCTCCATTCTTTTGGGGAAATCAAACACGGTCGAATCTTCTTTTGCTAAGGTCAAAAGCTTCCGCATAGATTTCTTCCAGCACCATACACAATTGCCCCAATGCTCGCCTTCAAGTTCTAAATCAAACGGCCAAGACGCGCACTCACGCTTAACATCCTCTTTCGTCCATCCTGCATCGGCCAATGGATAAACAAATTGCTTCTCTATGCGTTTTTCGCTAATTCTGTCCATCTCGTCTGCACGTATTCCTATGGCAGTCCAGTAGCTCCTGTTATTCCATCCCATAGAACGCCTATGGTCATACATGACTTCTTCTTTAAGCCTTGATGTGCATTGGGGGTGAGTTGGCCCAGGTAAACCATACTTGGCTATGTATGCCTCAAAAGGTTCTCCGTATCTGGCAGCAGTTTCGTAACACACAACCTTGTGTCGTATGCCCTTACCTTTCTCTGGATTCACAACTGCCTCAACCCAAACTACGTTCCAACCGAAGTGCTTGTCGCATTGATCCACAAACTTCAAAGTGTTCTCATGCTCGCACCCCGTGTTGGCAAAAGTAATAGCAATGTCGTGCGTATCAGAAAACTTCTCGACGCAGAGCTTGGTCATGACAGCAGAGGTGCGACCCCCACTAAAGCTGATGGCTAGTTTTGGTTTGCTCATGTTTGGTTTATAGGCTTGGGATGGTCTTTGAAACCTCCAAGATAAGTTCGTTTTCTAAAAGCTCTGGTGGCATTGGTGACCTCCAGATAGAGATGAGCATGAGACACTTTTTATATGCGTCAAGGGTAAAACCTTCCGCCTCGTAAATTTCTTTTGCGGCAGGGATAGGTGATGGTGGTGTTCCCATCCTTTCACAATAGGCAGAGGCTAACTTCTGAGCCTTGGCAATGCCAATCCCTTTCATCCCCTCAATGTTGTCGGTTGAATCTCCCATGAGAAGTTGAACCAACCAATGATAGTCTGCCTCAGCTTGTGTTACACCACGAGGCCAATCATCCTTGTTCCAGTTGTAGTGCCACCCTGGGACACCAAGTAAGTCTTTATCTATGCTACAAAGGATTGGGTTTTTAACCCTTCCGTTGGTCAGCATGATGCCAAGTAAATCATCTGCTTCTAACTGGTCGTGCTTACACCACCTGTGATTATTTAACTCCTCAAGCTTGTCCATCAATGGGACGTAGAGAGGTGGCTTATCCCGTCTCCCTGCTTTGTAGTCTGGATACAGCACCTTGCGGAAGTTGTCACGTCCAGACACCACGAGGTAATGCTCTTGTGCGCGGCAAGCAGAGACTACACTTTGTATAGTAAACTCTACCATCTCGACTAGGCTTTTGAGACCTGTGCCAGTTGACTCAGCCTTTGCTGCATGGGAGTAAGAGATCAGTTCAAGATCAATGAGGGCGGTTTTAGTATTTGTTTTTAGGTTCATAGTTTTGTTTTGGTTACGGTATTGGTAAGGTGTAGGGAAAGGTATTTGTATGGTCAAGAAGAAACGTCCTTGTTTTTTTAAAAAAAACTTTGGTTCCTCTGATGCTGCAACTTCGTCTCAATCAAATCGGTGTAGCTCTTGGCGTTTGGACATGGTTCACCCATTACGAATGAACCATATCCTGCTGTCTTGTCTCAAATCGTATGAGTCTGACGCTCTTTCATGTCGTCCCGCTTGGCTGTGGTAAGTGCTGTATAAGCTACGGGACGGTGTTCACGCTCCGTTAGGAGCCACCTGTTACGCTAGGTCGGTATCTCTGTCAAACCTAGCAACCACTAGAACCTAGAAGCTACGCTTCGGGTTCCGTTGTGCAGACTTGGGTTAACCTGTGAGGCCACTTGCTCCGCTAGACTGTATGGGCATAAAAAAACCCCTCCTACATGTCAAGCTGTAGGAAGGGTTTAAAGTTGCTTGAGAACAAGCGGGGAAAGTTAAACTGATCCGTCTTGACACGGTAGCATTTCTGCTATGATTGAATTTAGTAAACAAGTTTTGGAAACTTGTCAAGCGGTATTATATCACAGCTGCTTACTAATAGCTTTCCTTGAGCCGTAAAGGGGCTATATTGCCGTTTTCATGGATGGCGAGACACTTACCTCGTGCAATGAGTGTAAAGCCGCTCACGCTAAACTCAGGCGCGTCAATCTCTGTTATGTGATAGGCAGAGTGGACTTGCTCCTCTGACAGTTGTGGGTGATCTTTTCGGTATTGCTGTATGGTTTTCATTTTCTGTTTGTTACTCCTTTTTTAGTTTTATAGTATTGTGATTGAGTCATTCCGACTTCAACATAGGCATCCTTTGCCGTCATACCCTGCTCTCTGAGCTTATCGACAGCCTTTACTGCCTCGTGCGGGTCAATGCCTAGAGTTCTCATGTGAGTAGTGCCAGACTTGACTATGATTTCCTCCTCGTCTGCGGGCGGAACTTTGTCTTTGAGGCTTTCCATGTATCGAACTGCGCTTGCTATCATACTCTCTGTCATTACTTCTTTACCTTCTCTTTTGTTGTTCGACTAAAAGGAGACTTGCGTTGCTCTCCCTTGCTCTCTCCTACCGTGCTTGCTGTTAAAAGCCTACGGTATGCGTCTCGTGCCGCTCCAGAGGCCATAAACCCCATGCAACTAGAGATTTTACTTTGTGTTCCTGCTGTGTCTAATGCTCTCATCGTTTGTTTACTTGGTTTGCGTATTGGATTAGTGAGCTTGCAACGTCTGGCGGCAAGCCTAGTTGGTCAATGGCGTATCTTGTTGCCGCCTCTGGTGTTCCTTGATGGGAGCCAATCATTTGATTAATCAAAATCTTGGCGTTTTCTAGTTTGTCTGTGATATCTTCCATTGCTTTACATGTAAGGCACGGTTAGGTCGTCAATCATTTGCAGCAATACGCCTCTATGATCTTCTAAGGTGTCAGAGTGATGCACTAGCACCTCCGCAAGCGTCTCAATGTTGTCTTGTGCTTTGTTTACGGCGTGATTTAGCAAGCCCAGCGCGATGGCTGAAGCGATTATATAACTTATTATAATTTTATTCATTGTTCGTTTACGTATTTTTCGTATTGGATTTTCCATTGCTTATATTTGATTGATATAATTTCTTCGATGGCGCAAGTGATTGAGTGCCAGTTAATTCCGACTTCGGAGTCGTGCTTTTGTTCTAGAAATCGCAAGGTTTTTCGTGCGTCCTCGACGGACAGGTCAATCCCCATGCCGTCTTTGGCGTGGTCAATGATATCTTGTGATGTCCATATGATGTTTAGTGTGTCTTCTGTTTTCATGGTTTGTTTATGGTTAGTTTATGGTTAGAGTTAAAGCGTGTGCAGGCCGTAGCAAACGCAAATGATTGCCGCTATAATGCAAGCAACCGTGCAGATTGCTAGGATTTGATTGTCTGTTATTTTATTCATGGTTTGTTTACTTATAAAAGATATGTTTGCCTATGACGCAAGTCTTTTTCATAGAGCTTGCCCAATAAGGATTGCAATAGTCTGCATGGTAGTGGTCGGCTCCGCCCGTGTAGTTGGTATCGGATCCTTTAACAATAGCTAAGGCCTCGCTAAAACGTGGGTGTCGCTTTGCTTTGGCAAGTAATTGGTCAATCCTTCCGCTATTCCAACAGCTGAATTGTTTACGCTGTAAGCACACTTGCTTAGTCGTAAGCTTGCGCTTTGCAGCACGGTTGCGTATTACCTCGTTTACGGCCTCCATTGATCCAGTTGCATACTCTCCCCCCGCTTCTAAGATAAGCGTTGCCGCTACGATTTCAGACGCATTGACGGATAGGTTTGAGACTAAGCCCATTGCAAGGGCAAATATAATTGTTTTCGTTTTCATGTTTTGTTTATTGGTTTGATGGTTTAAGCTATCTTTAAAACTTTCTTTACTCTTAGGGCGTGTTTTGATGCCTTGCCCCGTGCTTTAAGTGCGTCTAACATTGCGCGCACTTCGACGCGATCGTGCTTGTCAAATTTGCGCCCGTAAAATTCCACGGAATTGACTAAGAATAACAGCCTTTCGTTGAGCGCGTTTGACGTGCGTTTTGTTACTGGTAGGTGATACTGCTTTTTAAGTGTTTTCATGTTTTGTTTATTGGTTTGATGGTTGAGTTTATTAAATCATTTGATCAATAAGCTTTTCTAGCAAGCTTAAAGTTACAAACGATCGCTTCATAGATCGCCTCGCAAGGCCGTTTGTTTTCCCGTCTGCGGTTACATACGATATTAAAACGCGGTGCGGGTCTTTATCACTCATCCTGGCTTGCTCGAAAGGGAAGGTTACATAAATCTCAATGCTATAAGAGTCTTTACCAATCGCTTGCCGCGCTTGCTTTGATAGAGTAAAAACAATGCGTTCGCGGTGTTCCATTGTTTTAATGTGATTTAATAGGTCTTGTGCTGTTTCTGGTTTTTTCATGGTTTGTACTGTTTGTTGTGTGGTTACTTTTGAACACTTAGCCAATCGGCTTGACGGCTTTCTTCACGGTCTTGCTCGCGCTGCGAGAGTTCCTCTAGTAGATCATTGATGCGCTCTTGGTCTTGTAAGCGTTCCTCGACACACTCTATCCATACGTTGAGTTCGTTGTCGAGTTCGTCGGTTGTCATCTGGTGTAGTTTCTGATGTATAATCATGTTTGTTTATTGGTTTGATGGTTAGGCTTCTATAACTTCAAGTGACTGGTTTGAGCCAACTGAGAAAGGCACGGTGTCTCCGTATGGGTTGCCGTCGTAGTTTTCGGGAAGCTCGACCTCTTCGGTGTCTGTTAAAGTGTCGAGTGTGTATGTTTTTAGTATTGCTTTCATGGTTTGTTTATTGGTTTGAATGCCCTTTAAAGGCGTTTGAATGCCCCTTAAAGGCGTTTAGTTTGTTTATAGGTGTCTTTACCTACCCCGAAACCCCGCGCCCCGTATAGGGAACGTAGGGCGCAAGGGTGATTTGCTTTGCGTGATTAGAAAGGCAGCAACGAGGCTCCTAGCTGCTTGCGTATCCAATCTGTGCTTTCGATGTTGCTTGCTTTAGCCTTCTTTGATGCTTCGTACATTAGAAGAGAGCGGCCAGTCTCGGTATCACCAAAGCGACCCGATACTGTTTTAATAAGATCGTAGCCGTTCTCATTTAAAAGCTTTTCGACCTGTTCTGTTGTGCGGTCAAATGCCTGCACGTTTACTTTATATTTACCAGAACGTTGGACTGAGTAGAATCCTGTTTTTCTTTTTAGGATAGCAGCCTCTTCTTTTGTTATTACTTCGCGTGCTTTCATGTTTAGTTTTTAGTTTATGGTTTATTAGGTTTTGGCGTTTGTGCCGTTTGTGTTTTCTCTTTGTCTTTTATAGATTGCAAGGTTAAAGTTTGCGCCCGTCTATATATTTGACGCTAGGCTTTAGCAAGATGTCATAACTGCCCGCATGGCAAGCAATGTCATAACGATTGGCAACGGCCTTTACCTTATTGTAAAGCTTTTCAGTAAGCCCGTCTTTCAATTGGATTGTTATTTCTTTGCCTGTCGTCTCGACGGCCTCGCAATATCTTTCAATAAGTGTTTTCATGTTTATATATTAGGTTTTAGTTTAGCCCATCTTTAGGCACCCCAAAACCCGCACGACTCAATTGAGAAGGCGGGTAAGGGTTTGAAGGGTTTTGGCTTTATATGTGCTTCAATATCTTGCGATCAAGTGCAAACTTGACATCGCCGGGAATTATTTGAAACAACTCATTACGATAGCAGTAAACGTAATATTTTAGCCTAGTAGTTTCTTTCCATTCCCAACCACCGAAGACATCTTGCGGGATAAAATAGCGGCCTTTACCTTTAGCAGCTCCTAAGTAATAGCCAAAGGCGATGCCACCCGTTCCAATTTCATTTCGTAAATCGTGATCTGTATATGTTTTCATTTTGTTTTCCTTTGTTTCGTTTAGGTTTCGCCTAGCAGTTTGCTTGCGATAGAAACAAGTTACCTAAGTGTATTACCTTGTGTCAACACCTATTTTCAACAAATCTTATATTTTTTTATCTACCATGGAATAGGCCATGCAATAAGCTTATCGAACCAGGCTCTAGAATTAGGCTGCAAGATGGATCACGCAATACCGGTCGCAAGATGTATCCCACCATCTAAGAATAAAAAGAACCCTACGCGTGAAGCTGCGCCGCAAACTGGCAAGCAAACTGCCATGCGATCCACGCAAGCTCACATTTTTTCGACAGGGGTGGGGGGCGTCAGCAAACGTCTGCTACTCAGATATGTATATACATCCACCGCCCTATAAAAAAATATATTCCTGCGAGGCTTCTATATACGTAGGTGCTCCTGTTGCGTAGACACAGCTTCGCCCCATGGGCTAATATCAACGGTTTACGAAAGTAGCAATCAGAGATCACTAGGAGTGGAGGTAGTTAAGTCAATACACTATATCGTTGATAATATTTTATGGCTAGCTTGCATGGCGTCATCAGGGCTATCCAACCTCTAAGCATTAGGGACACCGTTCGTCAGAACACTGTTCGTTTACGTCCGTTAGGACTCCTTTATGCCTACCCGTATTTTTACAACTCATAGTGGGGGACTATAGGACTTGGGCTTACACGCTTGCTCCGATGGTTGACTGAATAAGTATTATAGCAAGAACCGTGCCAATTTGTATAAATGGTCAAAATTGACCAGTATGAGAGTTTTATCAACGACTTACAGAAGTGCCATAAAATGTAGTGGTCAAAAATGACCAGAGTTGTGGTCAAATTTGCTCATTTATGGGGGGTTGACAAATTATGGTAAGTATGATTGGCTTTGGATTATGTCTACTAAAGGAAGCCAACCCAGGCAATTAAATAGGGATGATAAGAAGCTAGAAGAAAACTGGTCTCAGATCAATTGGTCTGGTAAGCCCAAGGGTGTAGAGGTTAAGTCTAGTAAGGGTGGAGTCAAGACACGGATGGTATATAAGGATGAGTGAAGAAAACGAACAAACCCTAGCCAACCTATCGAACTCCATCTCGGAGTCGGTCAATAGCTTTGTGAAGTCTTGGGAGCCTAGCGGCAGTGGTAGACCGCCGTTGAGTGTGGGTAACCCTGCCAAGGCACAGGAGGTCTTAATGCTAGTAGCAGTAGGAACAAGTGGTAAGAAGATTCTAGAGCTTACAGGTTGTTCTACTAGCACAGTGGCTAGATTGAAGTCTGACTGGTGTGACCACATAGGAGACTGGAAGGAAGAAGGGGGTAAGATTAGTGGTGGTATATACATGGACACCTCAGAGGGTCTTAGCGACACGATGGCTCGTATATGCAAGGCAGAGGAGGAAGAAGACTGGAAGGCTGTTGAAGCCCTCTCTAAAGCCCTACAAGCGAAGAACAAGATACTTGAGGTCAGCCATAGGCAAAGCATGACGGCACGTGGTGAAGCCTCTCAGATCACCAGGGAGGAAAAGGTATTTACCCAAGATGATTACGAGGCTACCATTAAAGCGGCTAGGGATAGGATAGCTAAAGCAAAGATGATAGAGGCCGAGGTTCAAGATGTCTAGGTCAATCGGAGATGATAGCTATGAGCCTATCTATGACCAGATACGTGGGATACTTGGAGAACATTTTGAAAACTATTGCTTCATTGTAATGGATGAACAGGGAGAACTATTCTATGACTACAACCATCTGCCAGCAGGAAGGATGCTGTTACGTGAGATGCAGGAAGAGATCAGTGACGAAAACATAGAGATTCAGTGGGAGTTTGAGGATGATTCCGATAATTCAGCAGAAGAAGAATGACTATTGAGTTTACAAAGCACCCCATAATCAAAGCCCCTACGGACGAGGAAATAGTTCTTCTAGGTGAGGCTGACCCTAAGCTCCTATCTGACTTACATGAGGCTCACGAGGGGCGCATACGTTCAGCAGAGAGTGACCCATTGCACTATGGCTTTGAACTAGAAGGATGGAAACACGTAGACAAGTTCTTTGAAACAGTCAACACTGTCTTTGTTAGTGGTGGTAACCGTAGCTCTAAGACAGAGATGGGGGCTAGGAGTGTGGTCAAGGCTGCACTAGAAAACCCTAACGCTGAGATAGTATGCTTTGCCCAGGACAACGATGCGTCTGTGCGTGTGCAACAACGTGCGGTTTATAATTACCTACCACCAGAGCTAAAGAAGAAGTCTAAGTCTACTGTAGAGTATTTGAACTACACGTTCAAGAATGGTTTTACTGGTGCTAGCTTTATCCTACCCAACGGCTCTACTGTTTACTTTCACACCTACTCTCAGTTCATTGCCAACCGATCTAAGTTTGAGGGTTTAGAAATTGGTAGTAAGACACCTAAGTGGCACAACATTGGTCTGTGGCTTGATGAGTATCTAGAGGAGGGAGACTTGGTAAACACCATGCGCTTCCGTTTGGTTACCCGCAACTCTAAGATGCTGATGACCTTTACTCCCATTGATGGCTACACGCCGTTCGTGGCTTCGTTCCTGAAGGATGCAGAGACTCGTAAGACGCGTAACGCAGAGCTACTAGACAACGAGGAGGTTCCCTTTGTTCAATACAGCAAGTCTAAAGATGCAGGGATTGTTTACTTCCATAGTGAGCTAAACCCGTTTGGTGGGTATGAACGTATACGTAAGGAGTTACAGAACAGTGCTAGAGATGAAGTATTGACCCGTGCTTACGGCATACCAGTCAAGAGCATGAACACACTGTTCCCTTCGTTCAACACAAATGTTCACACTTGTTCACAACTACCCGCTATTACCGACAAAACCCATACCGTCTACCAGGTAGTTGACCCTGCTGGTGCAAGGAACTACGTGGCTCTGTGGGCAGCAGTAGACAGCAAGGGGTATGTAACCGTCCTCAGAGAGTGGCCAGACCGCGACACTTACGGTGAGTGGGCTATCTTTGGTGATCCACGATGGAAGTTTGGTCCTGCATCTAAGAAGATTGGATACGATGTGCAGTCCTACGTCGATGAGTTCCGTATGATTGAGGAAGAGTTAGGTGTAGAAGTCTTTGAGCGCATCGGTGACTCCAGATACTTTGCCCGTGAGAACGAGGACAACTCTGATTTGTTTGAGAGTTTTGCCGACAAGGGTATGTTCTTTGTCCCATCGAACGGAGCCGACATTGACTCTGGCATTGCAGCCATTGATGAATGGATGAAATACAACCCAAACTTACCAGTAGACGAAAGCAACAGACCTCTGCTGTCTATACACGAGTCCTGCGGTAATTTAATATACAGCCTACTAAACTGGGGTCACCAGGGTAAGCGAGACGAGCCA